ATGGCGCTGCGAGTGGTGTAGTGCATTTTCATCCTCGTGTGGGTTACGTCCTAGAATTGGCGTTCCGGTGCGCTGTCGCGCGCTGCGAGCGTATGACGCAAAAGGGCGCACGTCAAGGCTTCCGCGCGATTTTGCGTAAGACCAACATAGGGACTTACCCGTGTGACGTAAAGGCAACATGGACACATTGACGCTTTACCATGGCAGTGACTGCCTGCTGGAGGTGGAACACCTGCAGGACGACGCCACCGGCGAATCCCTCGATGCTGCTACCGTGTCCGTGACCCTGCGGGACTCCGCCGGCCACCCCGTGGGGGGTGAGACGTGGCCCCTGGCCTTGAGCTACGTCACCGGCACGCGCGGGGTGTATCGCTGCACGCTGGCGGACACCCTTGGGGTCGTGGCGGGGCAGCGGTACAAGGCAATCATCACCGCAGATGCGGGTCCGGGCCGCAAGGCTGAATGGACCGTTGACGTGATCTGCAAGCCGAGGCGCCGATGACGACCCCCAAAGACCTTGCAAAGATGACCCTCAAGCAGCGCGCCGCGATCCTCGAATGGTGGGAAGAGCGCGCCGCGATCCTCGAATACGACGCCGGCCTACCCCGCGCCAAGGCCGAGCAGCTCGCCCGGCGGATGATCCTCGCAACGCTCAAGGTGGCCCAGTGAGCGCGCAACCCTCAGACATCTCCCCAGGCCTGCCCGGTGGACGCGGGAAACCCCGGCGACGCCTCGTAGACTGGGATGCAATCGGCCCGCTGTACCGCGCCGGCCGGCGTACCCTCAAGGATCTAGCCGCGGAGTTCGGCATCACAGATGCCGCCATCGTTCAGCACGCCCGTAAGGTCGGATGGGTCCGCGACCTACCTGGTAAGGTCAAGGCGGAAACAGATAGGAAGTTAGCGGCTCAGTTAGTTAGCGCTGACGAACTAAGCGCCGCTAAGGCTGCCGGCCGTGCCGAAGTGCTGGAAAGCAGGACTGTCGAGGTAGAGGCGCAGCTACAGGCGCAGGCCATCATTGCCCACCGTGGCGACGTGCGGGCGCTGCGGGCGACGGTAGCGCGGCTGGCCGAGGAGCTGGAACAGCAGAGTGGGGCGCCGGGCCTGTTCTCGCGGCTGGCCGAGCTGGTGAGCGACGACGCCGGCAATGAACCCCCGACACGCAAGGCCGAACGCGCTGCGGCGTTCCAGCGCGCGCTAGGCCTGGGTGGCCGGGTTGCCATCGCCCGCCAGCTCGCTGACGCTACCCGCCAGCTCGTCCAGCTGGAGCGGCAGGTGCTAAACATCGGCGGTGAGTCGGAAGGCGGGGCATTCGAGGACTTCATGATGCGCATCCGCCGTCGGCTGGACTCACCGGCCGCGGACATCGTGGACGTGGACCCGGCGCCCCCTCGGGCCGATGCATAAGCCGATGCGAATGTCCCCCCATATAAATCAAGGACTTAGCGCAGCGTCACGGGCGGTCGATGGCAACGACCGCCCGTGGGCCGATGCGCCATCCCAGGACGTGGGGCGCGCACGCGCCGCGCGCGCTGCTGGTTCGAGTCGATGCCGGCCGGCGCATCCACCGGCGGGTGGAGTGGGGCGTGCCCCGTGGGGTGTGGGGGTGGATGGTGGAGTGGGACCCCCGACCCCCACCCATGGTGCGCGGGGTTACCTCCTGCTCCACCGGCCTTGCCATCTGAAATGACCCCACTCCCGATGGACCGGAAAATCCCTACCACCACGTAGTACGCGATAGTCAATGTTCGATAGAAAATGTCAATGGGACCCCCAAGCGTGATGTAAAAATGCGGCGTGGAGTCCCAAAGGAGGGAGCATGAACCTGCAGGTGCTGAGAAAGAACGACCTCGATGGTGGCTACACCATCTTCTTCAGTGGTCAGGTGAGTTCGAAGGAGATCGAGGAACTGGATCTTCGTGCCCAGGACAAGCGCAGGGTGGCCGGGCTGACCGCGCACAGCGACAATCTGATCGGGTACTCGAAGAGGCTGGCGACGCTGTCCATGTTGTTCATGCGCTGCCACGAGAACGCGATGGACGCGGATGAAGCCATGCTGCGCGCCGTTGAGCTGATCGAGCGAGTGAGGCAAGATGGAGTACGCTGATCTGCTGGCCCGCATGGCCATGGACCTGGAGTTTCTGTGCGAGACGTCGTTGCAGATACGCGACAAGTCGGGTCGGGAAGTCCTGTTCAGGTGGAACGACGCCCAGAGGTACGTCCACGAGCGGCTGGAAACCCAGAAGCGACTCACCGGGAAGGTCAGGGCGATCATCCTGAAGGCCCGCCAGCAGGGGATGTCGACCTACATCTCCGCCCGGTACTACCAGAAGACCTCGACCGACTTCGGGAAGACCGCCGTCATCCTGACCCACGAGCAGCCGGCCACCGACAACCTGTTCTCGATGGTCAAGCGCTATTGGGAACTCAGTCCCGATAGGGTAAAGCCACGGGTCAGCACCGAGAACGCCAAGGAGCTTCACTTCGGTGGGATGAGGTCTGGGTACAAGGTCGCCACCGCAGGTGCCAGGGCTACGGGGCGATCGCAGACGGCCCAGTTCTTCCACGGTTCCGAGGTCGCCTTCTGGCCATCGGCCGGGGATCACTTGGCTGGTGTGGGTCAGGCCATCCCCGATCTTCCCGGGACCGAGGTGATCCTCGAATCCACCGCCAACGGTGTCGGCAATCCGTTCCATTCGATGTGGGTGGCCGCCATCAGGGGAGAGTCCGACTTCATCCCGATCTTCATCCCGTGGTTCTGGGACAGCGGCTACCGCAAGACACCCCCCGAAAACTTCGAACTCGACGCCGACGAGATCGAGTACATGAACGCCTACGGACTCTCCATCGAGCAGATGGCGTGGAGACGGGGCAAGATCGCCTCGGACTTCGCCGGGGACAACGCCCTGTTCGATCAAGAGTACCCCGCCTCTGCAGACCTCGCCTTCATGCGTTCTGCGAAGAAGGCGCTGATCTCACCGGTGATGGTCGCCAAGGCAAAACGACCCAAGCCGATGTTCGACCGTGGCGTTCGTGTCATCGGGGTGGATCCCGCCGAGTACGGGGACGACGAATCGGCCGTCGTCTACCGCTGGGGAAGACGTGTGGTGTGGGTCAAGCGGTACAAGAACATCGGCACGATGGAACTCGCGGGGCTGGTTGCCAGCTTTCTCGACGACATTCAACCGGACGCCTGCAACGTCGACGTGACGGGCGTCGGAACCGGCGTGGCCGATCGACTGCTCGAGCTTCAGTACCAGCGGGTCCACCGGGTCCACTTTGGAGGAAAGCCCCACGACTCCGAGAAGTACCTCAACCGAAGGGCCGAAAGCTGGGGCCGCATGAAGGACTGGATTGCCGATGATCCTTGTCTACTCCCGGACGACGATGTGCTTGCTGCAGAACTGTCCTCGGTGCCCTACTCCTACGACTCGTCACGAAGGATGGTGCTGAAGTCCAAGGAGAAGATGAAGGCCGACGGGATCCCAAGCCCGGACTCGGCCGACGCGCTTGCATTGACGTTCTCCGAGAACGTCGCTCAACGTGAGCCAGACCCACCGACGTGGCGCGAGACGCGCTTCGCAACCCACAAGCGTCGTCGTTCAGCGATGGCGGCATAGGAGTTCGCATGGACAGACCCGTCACCGAGAACTGGGACCGCTACTGCTACGCCCTGGATCGCGGACACCGCCAGTTCCAGAAGGCTGCTCGCGTGTGCGAGCGCATGTACCTCGGTGGCGGAAGACAGTGGTCGGAAGAAGACCTCAAGATCCTTCAGGAAGAGGGCCGGCCGGCCTACGAGTTCAACTCGATCCTTCCCTCGGTCAACGCGGCCATCGGCTACCAGATCGCCAACCGCATGGACATCTCTTTCCGTCCGAGGGGTGGAGACGCCGACCAGAAGCAGGCGGACATCCGCTCCAAGATCGTCATGCAGGTCGCCGACCAGAACCGCCTGCACTGGCACGAAACGCAGGTGTTCTCGGACGGCCTGATCCAGCAGCGCGGCTACTTCGACGTTCGTGTCAAGTTCAACCGCAACTTCATGGGCGACATCACGATCAGCACGCTCGATCCCCTGGACGTGGTCCCGGATCCCGACGCGAAGACCTATGAACCCGACGGATGGAGCGACGTGCTCATCACCCGCTGGCTGACCCTCGACGAGATCGAGGAAGCCTACGGCAAGGAAGCACGATCGACCGTCGAGAACTCCCAGTACTACACCGAGAACGACTTCGGTGACTTCGACGACTCCGGGGAGGCGAGGAACAAGTTCGCCGGCCCGATGCACAGCGGTGCAGCATGGGACGTGCGCTGGCTGGACGGCAAGCTCGAACGCGTCAGGGTGATCGAACGTCAACGCTGGGTGCAGACCTTGTCGCGCTGCCTTTTCTATCCTGTCTCGGGTGATCTGAAACTGGCCGAGAACCTGACGCCAGAAGTGCTTCAGCAGCAACTGGCCGCCGGCGCGGTGCTCACCAAGGCCCGGCAGCGCCGCGTGAAGTGGTCGGTGGCGACCTCTCAGGAGACGCTGCACGACGAATGGAGTCCTTACGACGACTTCACGGTCGTTCCCTATTTCGCCTACTTCCGAAGAGGCGAGACGCTCGGCATGGTCGATAACGCCATCGGCCCACAACAGGCCAGGAACAAGGGCATCTCGCAGTTCCTTCACGTGTTGAACACCAGCGCGAACTCGGGATGGGTCGTCGAGCAAAACAGCCTGACCAACATGACCACCAAGGATCTTGAGAACGAGGGCGCCTCCACCGGCCTCGTGCTCGAGATCAAGCAGGGCTCAAAAGTCCCCGAGAAAATCCAGCCCAACCGTGTTCCCGACGGCGTCGACCGCATAATCACGATCGCCTCCGAAGCTCTCAAAGAGGTGACGATCCCCGAAGCGATGAGAGGGATCACCGGCCCTGAGAAGAGCGGTGTGGCCATCCAGCACAAGCAGTTCGCGGCCCAGCAACAACTTGCCATGCCGCTGGACAACCTGCAGAGAACGCGACACATGCTCGGAGAGAAGCTGCTCAACCTGATGAAGCAGTTCTACACCGAGGAGCGGGTCTTCCGCATCGCCGGCATGGACATGAGAACAGGTCGGGCAACCGAAACAAAGATTGCGGTCAACCAGTACGACCAGGAGACCGGGACGTACATCAACGACCTGACCGAAGGTGACTACGACGTGGTCATCACCGAGCAGCCGATGCAGGTCACGTTCGACAACAGCCAGTTCCAGCAGGCCCTGGAACTGAGGCAGGCCGGCGTGGCGATCCCCGACGTGGTGATGGTGCAGCACTCCACGCTTCAGAGGAAGCAGGAGATCGTCGAGCAGATGTCTGCCATGCGGCAGATCGATCCTGTCGACGAAGCAAAGGCCGAACTCATCAAGGCGCAGACCATCCGCACACTTCAGGAAGCCGTGTCCACTGCGGTCGAGGCCATGTTCTCCTCGACCCAGGCGGCCAACCAGATCGCCACCATGCCCGCCGTCGCGCCGCTGGCCGACCAGTTGCTCAAGTCTGCCGGCTTCGAGGACAAGGACGCCCCGCCGATCATCCCGAGTTCTTCTCTTCCAACGGGTTCGCTGCCACCGTTGCTCGAGAACACGCGCCCCCTCAACCCGGCCAACCCGCAGGTGGGGATGCGCCGAGGCATCGAGAGGGCGGACGCCGCGATAGGGCAGCCGCAATGAACGACACACCATAGGAGAGCAAGCAATGCCGAAGCAAGCAGTCGCCGAGCGCGAAGAAACGAGTCAGATCACCGACGGTCAGGTGGACGGCGACAGCCCGCCGCAACTCGATCGCGGCGACGTGGTTGACAGCGTGGTTGACAGTGCGGTTGACAGTGCGGTTGACAGTGCGGTGGTTGAGCCGCAGCAGCCAATCACGCCACCCGAACCCGATGAGCCCAGAGGCAAGGCAAGCTCGTATGTCCCGGTCAATCGGTTCAACGAGGTCAACGAGGAACGCAAGCGTCTTCTTCAGATGAACGAGACGCTGATGTCGCAGATCACGGGCAAGGGTCCGTCGATCCCACAGTCGGCGCCGTTCGATCTCGCGGCCAAGCGCAAGGAGTACAACACCGCGCTGCTCGACGGCGACACCGACAAGGCCACGCAGATTCAGGTCGAGGTCGACAACTACATCATGGAGGAATCGACCCAGCGCGCTCGCACGCAGGCCAACATCGATCACGAAAACCGCCTGCTTGCCGATACGGCAAAAGCCATCAAGACCGATTACCCGTTCCTCGACGAAAGTGGAGAACAGGCCAATCCAGAAGCGATCCAGATGGTAATTGCGTTGAGAAATCAACTGGTTGCCGAAGGCAAACCCATGCACAATGCGCTGCGAGAGGCTTCCGCGCGGGTGGTCAAGTTCTATGCGCCCAGCACGCCGAGCGTGCCAAGCATCGACGGCCAGCCGAGCGCAAGGACCGTGGCGCAGCGCACGGCCAACGCCAGGGCGGCGGCGAACCAGCCGCCAGCGATGCCCGGTGTGGGCGCGCGCAGCGAGAAGATGTTGGACGCCTTCGACGTGGAGAAGGCGACCGAGGACCAGTTCCGGGCGTTGCCCGAGGCCGAGAAGCGCAAGCTCCGAGGCGACTGACCACGCGGCCCGCCGGGTGCCTCAACCCGGCCGGTCTTCCCCCGCAGGGATGTCATCGCCAAGCTCAGGCGTTAAAGGAGCCGGTCTCTTCGATCCGCAATCGATGTCATCGCGGCTTGGGCGGCGCACTGCCCGGAAACAGTGTTCATCCACTTTTTTCGGAAGGAAGCCGTCATGGCACAAACCAATTTCGCGGCACTCACGCCGCAGCAGAAACTCGTGTGGTCGCGCGACGTGTGGCAAGCCGCACGCGACCAGATGTTCATCAACAAGTTCGTGGGGACGTCCGAGTCCTCGATGATCCAGCGCGTCACGGAGCTGACGAAGACCGAGAAGGGCGAGCAGTGCATCATGCACCTCGTCGCCGATCTGGTCGAAGACGGCGTGCAGGGCGACAACGAGCGGGAAGGCAACGAGGAGGCGATGCAGTCCTACTCGCAGGTCATCAACATCGACCTGATCTCGCACGGTGTTCGTAACACCGGCAAGCTGGCCGAGCAGAAGACCGTGATCCGCTTCCGCGAGCATGCCCGCGACCGGCTGGCCTACTGGCTGGCGAACCGCATGGACCAACTGGCCTTCCAGACGCTGTCGGGCATCTCCTATTCGTTCAAGCCCGATGGCAGCGCGCGCGACGCCGGCTCGCCGTTCCCCAATCTCGCGTTCGCTGCGGACGTTTCGGCGCCGACGACGAATCGCTCGTTGATGTGGAACGGCACGGCTCTGGTGCCCAGCGTGACGGGCAGCATCACCAACGCGTATGTCCCAAGCTACAAGATGATCGTGGACCTGATCGCCTACGCCAAGGACCACTACATCAAGCCGCTTATGAGCGGCGGCAAGGAGTACTACATGCTCCTCGTCAAGCCCGGCACCCTGGCCGCGCTGAAGAAGGACGACAACTACCAACGTGCGGTCGTCGGCGTGGCGACCAAGTCTGGCGAAGCCTCGCCGTGGTTCACCGGCGGTCAGGTGACGATCGACGGCGCCGTGCTGCACGAGCACCGGCTGGTCTACTCCACCAAGGGCGCGGCCTCGGGCTCGAAGTGGGGCGCAGGCGGCCTCGTCGACGGCACCCGCACGCTGCTGTGTGGTGCCCAGGCGCTGGGCATGAGCGACCTCGGCCCGCCCGAGTGGAGCGAGAAGATGTTCCAGTACGACAGCCAGCAGGGCATCAACGTCGACAAGATGTTCGGTCTGCTGAAGCCCAAGTTCTACTCGATCTACGACAAGTCGGTCGAAGATTTCGGCGTCGTCTCCGTCGACCACTACCTGCAGTAAGCAGGCTCGCAGCCGGGGCGGCGCTCACCGCCCCGGCTTTCCTCACTCCATTGATGATGAAGGAGTAACCCATGAGCATCACCAAGAACGCAGGACGTCAAGAGGTCATTTCCGCCTATGTCGATGTCGCGCTGGCCGACCTGACCAGCGGCGCAGCAGCCGCAGCCATCGATCTGCCGCCCGGTGCGGTGGTCGTCGGCGGCGACGTTGTCGTCGATACGGCCTTCGACTCGGGCACCAGCGATGCAATCGTCGTCGGTGACGCCTCGGTGGCCAATCGCTACCTGACCTCGACCTCGATCGCCGCAACCGGCCGCACGGCACTCGTGCCGACGGGCTTCAAGGTGACGGCCGCGCAGCCTGCCGTGGCCGTCACATGGACCGGGGTTGGCACGGCTGCAACGGTGGGCGCTCTGCGCCTGCGCGTGGACTACATCGTGCGCGGCCGCAGCTTCTTCACGCAGTCCTGAGCGGCTCTCTCCGTGATCTTGTTGCTTAGTCTCAAGGTCTTTCAACCCCGCCACGGGTAACCGCGGCGGGGCTTTTTCAACGCACAAGGAAAACATCATGCGGATGAGATCGCCCGACGGCAAACAGTTCGTGCGCGTCGCCGACACGGCGGGGCACACCTTCATCGTCGGCAAGGAATGGACGGAAGTGCCCGAGCGCTTCCGCAGGGGCCTCGTTGCAGAGGGCGCCGTGATCGAGGGAATGGAGGGCGAACAGCCCGACCCTGGCAAGAGCCTCGTCAGCCAGGACGAGATCGTGCTTCAGACGATCTCGACGATGGTCGACGAGGGCAAGGCAGACGAATTCGGCAACGACGGCAAGCCAAAGATCGACGCCATCTCCAAGCGCGCGGGGTTCTCGGTCACGCGCCACATGCGCGACAAGGCGTGGGAAACCATCAGCTCGTGAGGTAGCCGATGAAGCGCTCCGAAATCATCGAGGCGTTCCGACAGGAAGTTGATGATGTTGCGCAGCCGTTCCTGTGGACGCCTCGCGATGTCGATCGCTACCTGAATGCGGCGGTCAGGGAAGTCGCGTTTCGCGCGCGGCTGATCTACGACACGCTGACGGTCGAAGACGCCAACGCGGTTGCGGTGTGCTCCATCGCTGTCACTGCCCCAACGGCATCCTATGCCGTGCATCCCTCGATCTTCGAGGTCGAGCGAGCGCGATTGAACTCGCGTCCGCTCAGGGAGTGGCTGAAGGTCACTTCCCAGTATCAGATGGACCGAGACGAGCCGGGGTGGGAGAGCTACACCGGCACGCCGAGGTTCCTCGTCGTCGAGCACGCCGGCAAGGCGTTCCGCGCCACGCTGGTTCCGGCGCCAGTGACGGACGACACGCTTTGGCTGAGCGTGTACCGACTTCCCTTGGAAGATCAGAACAGCGCCGACGACGAGCCCGAGATCCCTGCGGTCTACCACCTTCACTTGGTGGACTACATGATGCACCTCGCGTATCGAAAGCAAGACGCTGAGACGCGCGACGAGCAGAAGTCGCTCGATGCGCTCAAGCGCTTCACCATGTACTTCGGCGAAGCGCGCGACGCCACCGTGCAGCGCCAACAGCAAGACCGCCGGAAGAACGTCGTGCGCGCGAGAGGCTTTTGATGAAGCCGACGATCGTCCAGATCAAGAAGTTCGCCGGTCTGCGATCGCAGATCAGCCCCGATCGCATGACGGTTGGAGACCTTATCTCGGCTGTCAATGTGCGCATCGACGAGACGGGGCAGGCCAGCCGCCGGCGAGGGTTCTCCACGGTCATTGCAACCCACTCGCACTCGCTGTGGTCGCAAGGCCCGATGACTCTCGGTGTCGTGGGCGGGAATCT